CGCCAATAGAGTGGGGTGGTTGACCAACACGATTGGTAACCAGCTCCGAGTTCGCGATGAGATCACACGCATTAACCGTCAAAACAAGCCATCACTGCGTGACGCCACGGGCGCTGCGCTCCATCGTGATGCAAAGCTGCTGTACTTCGAGGTGAGCGCTCAAATGCGCGCACCTGGGGCTCGGGCTAAACTCGGACCACGTCGGTGTAAACTGATGGGTCTCGAGTGCCCATCGTCGCTCCCCACTAACTAGTGGGGCCCGTTGTCAGTCGAAGGTGTGAATGGGAAGGCTGCGATCACACCAATCGGATTATCAGTACGACACAACGGGACAGTAGCGCGGCCTAGAAGGTGGACTAAGTTGAGGGGACTTAGTCCACCTTCGAAGTTAGGGGTGTTCAACAACACAGTTGCTGTTGCTTGTAAAGCTTTGTCGGAACGGTCATTCACTTGCAAAGTGGGTGACCATTTCGAGCCCGCCTTACCCACGTCGTGGGAGGCGTTCGCTGACGAAGAGATGCAGGAGTTTCTGCGACGTGTGATGGAAAACCTCCCGGAGTTGGTCCCTCCACTGGCACCGCGTGCGGTTGCTGAGTGTTATAGAGGCATCAAACGGGAAAGGTACCTGATCGCGGTGGAGAAGCTAATGCGGTGCGGACTCACAAAGCAAGAGGCACGGCTAATGATGTTTGTGAAATTTGAGAAGGGTTTGATCGACAAAGCGCCACGAGTGATCAATCCGCGTTCCATGGAGTATAATTTGGCTTTGGGCAAGTACTTGAAGAAGAATGAACATTCTTACTTTGAGGCGATTGCCCGCACATTTGAGCAGGAACGCGTGGTTATTAAGGGCGTCGACGGACGTGAGGGTGCGGCTTGCATTAAACGTATGTGGGACAATTTTATTGATCCCATCGGTATTGGTGGTGACGCCAGCAAGTTCGACATGCACGTCAGTCAGACTGCCCTTCAATTCGAGCATTTGTTTTACCTTATTCCACACGTTGGCACGTATGAGGCCGCGTTATCGCTATATGAGCGAATCCGTGAGGAAGACCACGAGGTCATGGACTATGACACCGATGCTGAGGAGTTGGCATGGTTGTTAGTTCAGCAGTTGACCAATCGGGGCATCGGGTACTTTCCCGATGGTAGGGTAAAGTTCGAGTTGAAAGGAACTCGCGCTTCTGGCGATCTAAACACGTCACTAGGGAATTGCATCCTAATGTGCGCCATGACCTGGTCGTGGTCAAAGCGCACGGGGGTGCACATCGAGCTCGCCAACAATGGTGATGACTGTATGTACATTATGGAAGAATGTGACGAGCATCGATGGCGCGACGGATTCGACGACTACTACAGACGAAAGGGGTTCCGTATGGTGCTGGAGGATACAGTACATGAAGTTGAACAACTTGAGTTCTGTCAATCCCACCCGGTTTGGGTGGAAGACCATTGGATGATGGTACGCAATCCGTGCGCAGTGGTGACGAAGGGGTCCATGTGCCTACAACCTATAGAGAATGATAAGCAGCTACGAAAGTGGATGATGGCGATTGGAGTTGGAG